TCTGAGGAGTGATCGTGATGCTCTTGTTCTCAACATCGTATCCCGTGATCTTACCGGAACCTTTGTTGACTGCAAGAGCAGCATCCCAGATCTGCACGGTCTGATCATAGCGCATCAGACGCACACCGAAACCATCGGTGGTGCAGAGAATGACGTTAGAGCCACCAGCAGGAGTATCAGAGGTAACGGTGCCAATGACACCATCACCAGTCTGCATCATCTGACTATCCAACTGCCGACGCATCTCATCGAGTGCGGTAGCAGTCAAACGGCGGACACTGTTGATGATAGCCTTACGAGCATCATCAGTAGCCCACTGAGTCAGCTTGGTGTATTCAATATTCTCTGACAAGAACACTGAATTAAGAACCGCCTTATCGAAAGTCGGCCCACCACCGCGTCCGAGATCGCCGCCATCAGGATTGAAATACTGAAAGCTGCCACCCGGCCTGAGTTCCAGCGGAACTCTCATCTGACGATGACTGATCTTCTCAACATCCCTCTTCTTGATGTTGGAGTAGAACTTGTCATCGCGCTCAAACAGAACTCGAACCTTATCTACGACCTTTTCGAGTTCAGTTGCAGCGATTTGAGATTCTACAACTGCCATGATTCATACCCAATCTGTCCTCCTCATGAATTTAAGAAATCAAGGGTGGACATATTACGTGGAATTTCTTTACTTGACTTTTTTCCACTAGAAGATTGGGTCGTGGAACGACCAGGCGTAATTGGACTCTTCTTAGGAGTCGATTCTTCACTGTTACGACGACCAAGACCGCGCAAAGCATCATTTCGGGCCTTTTTTATAACTGAAGGCAACAGTGTTTTCGCTTTGCTGAGATATGCGGATTTGATCTTATCTGTGTCCGATTTACTGAAATTGGAGGCGAATGCGCGTTCCCACAATTTGTCGAGTAGTCCTCTGAATCTCGTATCTCTCGAAATCAGATTTTCTAGCGTATCGAACGCCTCTTTTGTCGCGTGATCTCGCACATAATCCGTCATCGTCTTATTAGGATCGATGTGCTGATCAATAGTTGACTTCAAGACGTTATCTGCGCGAGTCTGAAGATCGTCGCGTGTAGTCTCGAAATGACCCATTACACGCGCGCGTTCCTGCTCTTGTATTTCCTGCTGTCTATTCGCCTCTTCAGGACGCGTTTGCTGAGATAATGGCTTCGACGCTGAAAACTGCTGTGAACCAAATACGAATTGGTTCAGAATATTAGCTGCCGCCTGAAGAGGTGCGCCCTGATCTCCGAGTGCGCGACCTTCTTTCACCATCGTAACGATAGTGTCTTTGATGACATTACCGAGTACGTGATAATATGCCTGCTGATCTGCTGCTCGTAACGCAGGAAGATAATTATCAGCGATTTTTAGGAAAGTTTCCTGACTTTCAGCTTTTGCGGCCTGCAATATCGAACTGATATCGCCGGTCATCAGTGTACGTTCTACATTATCAAGAATCTGAGCCTTCTCAACAGCAGCTTTCGCATCATTGATGGTTGGAAATACTTCCGTGAACTGCTGCTCACGGTAATATGCCTTCTCAAGATACGGAAAATCCTTAAAGAGCTTCGGATATTTCGCTAGGATCTCTTTCCTACGAACTGGAGTCATTAACTCCAGATCTTCTTCTGACGGTCCTTTTAGTTCTTCTTCGATTTCTTTGAGTTCGTCGATTTCTTCCGGTTCTTCGCCCTCTTCCTCAGTTTCTTCAGAGTCTTTAGCAGGTTTTCCAGCATCAAGATCGATGATTTCGGGGGAGGCTTCCTCATTTAATAGTTCAAACGTATCCAGACTATCATCTGTAGTCGATCCACCAGCAGAATCGTCCGGTGAGTAAAGATTATTGAACCGTAGGTGCATTTTGTCCAACTCCCATTTGAACTCCAGCATTACTTTGCGGAGCTATCGGATTATTTGATCCATCTGGTCCCATCTGTGGACCCATCATTCCCATTTGTGCTTGTTGCGCTTGCATCTGTGCTTGCATTTGTTCCATCTGCTGTTCCATCTGTTTCTGCTTATCCATATCCAGATGCATTTTCATATGGAGCAGAACATTCTCGTATCCAGCAGGATTTTCGATCTTACAAAGCCTACCAGCATCAGCTACGAGCCATCTACGGCAAATATCTGACTCCAATACGTGATTATCTACGTCATAATCAGGTTGTACTGATGGTTCGTTAGTAGGCTCTGGAGGTGGTTGACCCATTTGCATAGCTTCCTGTACCATCATTGGATCAGGAGGCATCTGAATAGGCTCACTGTTAATCAATTGCTGAATTTCTTCATATTGCTTCTGTCTATCATCCTCTCCAGGAATGATATACTGATCCAATCCGATGACTTTCTTCAGGAAAGGCATGTTTTCGGGAGTAGTCAGTGATGCAGTGATGGTATCATTGTTCATCTTGAACAACTCCATAATCGCATCTTTCTGCTGATTCCACGTAATTGGCAGATTTTCGTTAGCTTCCAACTCAACTGATCCGATTTTACCTTCTAGTTCGGATCTGCGAATGAAAACATTAACAAAATTGCCAAATTCGTCCTTTTTTACCTGTTTTTCATCATCTTTCATCTCTTTAATATATAGTGGAATTGCCTTCCCGTGGATGTTTTTCCACCACATTAGGAGCATTTTCCATGTGCTCTGCAATCTCTGAAGAGCCTGAGCACGGCTCATTGAATATTCAGAGGCGGTGCGGGATCCTGACATCTGTCCACCGAAGAGTGATGGCAGAGCACCGGATACCATTTGCCCGATTTCCTGAATTTTTTGTGAGAATGGTAAAACTTCCTGTGACAGTGTTGCTGTCTTAACTTCGTAGAAGCCATCTGAGAGGGCTTTTCCTGATTTTGGGGTTGCAGGATAAATTCCTCCGGGTATGACTTCTGACTGACGATACGCATTAAAGTTAAGTACTTTTGGATCAGCAAATGTCTGAGGAATCCCATGCTCAACTGTCTGTAAAACGAGCGAAATGAGATCGTTAGTGATATCCTGTACCGAAGTGAGAAGTAGACCAATCGGATCGAAATGAATATAATCAGAAAGGGGATTATGAGTAATAGTCCAACTGTCATCAAGAGCTTCATTACACGCGTCTGCGACGAAATCATTGACTACCACCACTTTTACGCCGTCAGGATATTCTTTGTGAAGTTTATCACATTCTTCTTCATTTAAGATTTGAAATGCCGCAGGTCTTAGCCAGCAATTACGCACTGTAGCGTTATTTACTGGATGTTCTCCTCTGTATTGTGGACTGGTTCGTCCCCACTGTTCATACAAGTCGTAGGTGGATTTACCGGAGACAAGCTTTTCCCTAAGATCTGGGTACTTTTCCAGTACGTTCGCATAATGCGTCTCGTAGGAATAAATAAGATAATTGCAATCAGACTGATCTCTAGCCCATACCGGAACTTTAACGAAGAGTCCACCGTAAACCTCCATAATTACACGAGATTTCGGATGAGTAGTGACTCCTACCATCCTTGTATTAGTAAAAGTCTCCTGAGATTTCTGTGGTAATACCATCCGACCACAGTTTTCACACTGTTCCATCTGCTGAGTTTCTTGTGGTCCCTCAGGCATGAATTCGTCTTCTGCGCTCTCATCTTCTTCAGGAGGAGCCATCATTGAAGGATCCTGCATTGACGGATCCTGTCCCATTGATGGATCCATCTGATTAGGATCCATTCCCCCCGGAGATGCGATCGGCATCAATCCTGTAGCCTGAGGTGCGTTAGGATTGAATGGAGTATCACTCATCTGCGACTGACAGTACGGACATGTAGTGATATCGTGTAATTCTGACTCCTCCGCGTACTGTTTCTTCTCGTATGTACCGTATTCCTCGTCTTCCTTAGCGTATGTATAACACGCAGTCATCCCCTCAGTAACGAACACAAATAAGGCATGTAACCACAGAAGTGGCATGTCATTGTGTTTGAAAATGAGTGTAGCAATCTTATCCCCTGCCTTAGCTGTGCTAACATCCAGGGGGTTATCTGCGTCATCAGGATAACAAGTGACAGGAGGGACAGTAACACTAAGAGCAGCGATAATAGATTCAAGATATGCGCGATAAATGTTGACGGGTTTATCATAGAAACCCTGATCGCCATCACCGCCCGATCTTTCACTCTCCGGAATGCGCCAATCATGGGCCACTTCCGAGTAGTATGTGTGCTGGATATTCTCCCAAAGTAGCTTGAGTCTACGCCATTGTCTGATCTGCCGATCACGCACACCTCTATCTTCATCATCGAAGTGATCAACGATGGTTTTGAGGAGTTTCTTCGTTTCGTCGTCTAGTTCTTTAGTAGGCATACTGACGCTGCAATGGAATTCCTGCTGGTCTACGATATTTCTGCGCGTCTAGTTTGCCCTGATTGATAGAATTCGCTAGATTTGGATTGTTCTGATCTTCTCCGAAGTTTGCACCGAATCCACCAGCATATTGATCACTAGGAGCAGGCATCGCACCTAATCTTGGTGACAATCCAGCAGGAGATGCTCCAGTATCTGCAGTAGCAGACATTGGCTGCGCACTTGGATGAATTAGATTGGGCAGTTTAGAGAGAACACTCTTAGCAATTTCGGTCTTAGTGCCACCAGTAATGCCAGCATTCTTCGCCATATTAACGCCAGTGCTCAGAATCTTGCTTCCAAGACCCCCTCCGAGTGCTTTATTAGCAGTTCCCGATACAGCATTACTAACTGTACTCGCACTTGGTCCCAATCCTGTAGCGGCTTTACCGATTCCACCAAGTGCGCCTGTGCCAGCACCTATCGCACCACCTAATAGTGCGCCTTTAAGACCACCATGATTCATCGCACCACTAGCCGCTCCAATAGCGCCCTGAAGAGCCATACTCGCGGGTATTCCAAGACCCGGTATAGCCAGAGCTGCGTATGGAGCTACTTTTAGTGCAACTTTTCCGACTTTTTTAAGTCCGCCAAGAAAACTCATGATGGTGTCATTCCCTGTTTTCTAAGTTTATCCTGTGGATTACCAAACATCTGAGCGAATTGATCCACTCTTGACATTGATGGACCCATCGGACCACCCATCATACCACCGGGCTGACCAAATTGACCCCATTGACTCTGATCAGGCATCTGCTGTTGATTCTGATCCTGTTGTCCACCACCAACTTGAGTCCAACCGGGAGTAATCTTACCACCAGTAGCCTTAGCACCACCTCTACCAATCTGAAGATCTAAAACATCTCCAGAGGGAGTACGCCACACGCCCGCCTTCTCACCTAATTGCTGCGCGCCGTGAGATGATAGCCACTTATCAGCGTCATCAGGACTCATCTGACCAGCGCCCATCCATGCATCACGCCACTGTTCGCGTGTCTGTTGTGGCTGTTGCTGCTGTTCTACTACATCAGGAGATGGTCCTATTCCTTGACCCTCTCCATTACCAGGATCTTGTTGTTGCTGCTGTTTTCGCCATGCTTGAGCAGCAGCATAAGGATCTACCTGAGAC